CTCGGTATCGTCTGACATAATGTACTCCGTCTAATGGCTCGTCAGCCTGTGGGAAAAACCGCGTTTCACAGCGGGGGCAAAACAAAACTATCGTGGTGCTTTTAAATATTTAACCATAGAATCTAATCTCGTCCTTTGTTCTGGAGTATATGATTCTTCGTATGCTTTAGGATTGTCTCCCCATTGCTGCATTGGATAAGCTCTCAACAACGCATCATTGCCAGAGTATTCTCTCCATTTGTCGTACCCTCTATTTTCATTATGATGAGTTTGGGCGCGATAATATCTATTTAACATCTGTTCTTCTTGTCTAGGAGTCATAGACTCCATTAGTTGTCTTTTATGATCATTGATTATGGGGTCAGTATTGGCTAACATATGCAACGCATCACCCATTATCATATTAGGAGTTGTATTCTCCTTATAAACCTCTATTGCTGGCATACCTTCTTTTTTAGTTGATGGTATAGGGTATTCTTCATTTCCTGTCTCGTCAGGATGAAAGGCTTCTAGCCAACCAGCAGAATCCTTTTGTGGGTTATAAGAATAGGTAATATCCTGCATCATATTGCCATCTCTTAATATAGGATACTCATTTTTCGCTCCTGATAATAATTTACCCATAACCTCTGAATCTTTTCTGAATGGCATATTATCTTCTTCTCATGTTTCTAATTAAATCTTCTTTGATTCCATCAGGAGTAGACCGTTCCTTCCTCTCCAATTTTTCATTCCCTATTTCAAAACAGTTATGCTGCCGTAGGTGATTCTTATGCTTTGTGCGGCTAGTAATCATCTCACCTGTAATCATAGACTTATACTCTTTGATGTCAGGCATAATCATGGTCTGATGATTAATACTTGGTGTGTAGTTATCCTTTTCAACTAACACACCATCTATCTGCACCCATGATTTTCTCATAACAACTTACCTATAGCGTCATTATCCATTTTAATAGACATTTCTTCTAGCTTCTTATGCAGTTCGATCACAGACACCGATAACTCTTGTAAAACGTGATCTTGTTCATGGTCAACTTCTTGGGTCTGCATATCTTTTATTTGGTCAGCTTCCATGCCCTTCATTACAGAATCAGCAGCTAAATCATCTTTGTGCATAGCAATTCGTTCAGCAGAAGCGATTTTTTCTTGCTCTAATGCTTGTTGGTTCTGAGCTTTAAGCTGTGCCAACTGCATCTCGTTACTAGCTCTCATCTGAGCGTTCTGTTGATCGGCAGCTAACTTTTGCTGTCCTAGCTGAACATCTGCCACCTGTTTTTGCTGCGCTCGTTGATCTTCACCAGCTTGACGTTGTTGTTCTGCTTGCATTTTAATCATCTCTGGATCAGGTTTAGGTGGCTGCTGACTGGTTTCTTTAAGAGACTCTAGCGCGTCATCTATCTGACCTTCCAACTGTCTACCTGTCCTGAATCCACGAACACCATATAAAAGAAGCTCACCAGCGACCGCGTGTAATTGCGGCGGTAATAGTATAGCTTTTTCCATGTAAGTGCCAACAGCAGTCAAAAACTCCATCCGATCTTGTTTCTCTTGCTGCTCATCTATTTCAATTAATGAGTTAGAGCTAACTTCAATACGGAAGTTATTTAGTACATTATTTTTTAATAACTCTAATGCCTGTGGAATAAGCTGTTTATCATCATCAGAAAACTGTTCTGCACCAGAAATCATTAAAATTGTTTGAGGCTGGTAATGATTACAGATAATCTGTGCTTTAATCTTTAATAAATGAGTCGCAAAAGTTGAAACTGCGTTCTGCATATATTTCAATCGCTTGGAGGCAAATTGCCCCTTCATCTGCTGTGCGCCAAGTGTCTCATTAGGATTACTTGAACCGCGCAATATATCAGAAATGCCCATTATCTCAAATACAGCTTGTTTGGCCTGATCTCTTGCCATATATGCTGCATTTAATGCACCAACTACCTCGCTAAGTGGCAACCAATCTATTACGCCTTTAATTCCGCCCTTTTCTGCGAACATCATCCAGTTATCCACAGGGATCAGTTCAGTATTAACACCCTCCTTCAACATACGTTTAATACCTGTCTGTGTAGAATCGTACAAACCAATCACCTTAATAGAATCAGCTAACCCATTGATTCTGTCAGTAAGTGTGTCTAATTCTTTTGCTAAATCTTGATATAAAGCGTAATCAGGAACAGGTATTAATGAATCTGTTGTAGTGGTTGCATATAGCGGTTTAGGACAAGGAAAAAATCCATCTAACCCAAGTATGTCATCTTGAACGTCTAAAGCCGTCTGGTGCGATTTAGACAGCCATATGCAGCGTTTTTCTTTCTTATCCCAAAGCTCATAGATATTAGCTTTCATTTTAGCCAATTCTTCAGGACTAGCCGTATCAACATCTTGTGAGCTAGTTTTCATATCTAACGGAATCTGCTCACCGACTTCTTCACCAAACCTTTCGACTAATTCTTCTCGGTTCATCGGCACAATGCGCCAAACTGTATTAACTTCTTCCCAAGTTCTTGCTACATTATGTCCAAAATCTCGCCATGCAACATAATCACAAGGAGAACACTCGTAATCTATAACTGGATAAGTTTTTGGAGTATCTTCAGATATTTGAGTGCCTTCTTCTCCATCCATCGCTTGCATTGGCATTTCTACGTCTTTCATCACGGGCATATAACGAACCCATGAGATTCCTCTGCCAGCCAGTAAACGATCTTCTACAGAATTTCGTACCGCGTTCTCATAATCTGAATAAGCCTCTACTTCATATTCAAGAGCGCGTTCTAATATCATAGACGCTACGCGGCCTACTGGGTCTTTATCTTTGTAACGGCGAGAGACTTCGGGTTGTGGCAGACGAGCAAATACGTTAGGAATCATGGTCTGAATATTTGACCAAAGAATATTATACCGAGCTTCATTCTGGCGGCTATTTTGGTCTAATCCACCACGCTCATCCCTATATCTTTTGACAATGACTTTAGCTCTTGTTTCCCATTCTTCAAATTTCTTGTCATATAAATCTATTTCAAGAAAATAAGAGTTTTTAAGCGAAACAAGATCGTTATCTTCGCCATTTTTAACTGCTTCGTCTAATTCTACCATTAGCTCATTATAAAGCTAATATCACCAGCACCAGAAACAGTAGCGTGAACACCGTTAGCAAAAGAAGCGGGAAAAGCATACCAAGTCGCTGCGACTGTCTGCATAGTATTCAATAGTATTGTGCCACTACCAGTAGAAGCGTTATCCCAAAGTTTTACTGTAGGTGTGCCAGATGCTACAAAAAAGCCTAACATCTTGCCGTTAGCTGCTTTAACTTGACCTGTTGCTGTAATCCTAAATACTCCACCTGCTTCGTTAATCATATTCTTGCCCTTCCCTTTTTGTTATCTTCCCAAATTTCGTTTAAAGTTATTTCATGTATAGTTTTTATAGGCGGAGGTTTCAATACAGGCTGCGTTTGTTTCATTACCAAACAACCGTAGGAAAATCCATCCCCATCATGCGAAGCCCAATCATGTTTTGGGTCTGAAGAAAATGTCTTTAGTTCTTCATTATATTCGTATGACCAAGCCCGTAAACCATTTAATCCTTTTTCACACGCAATTTCATTAAATTCTACTTGTTTAATTAAGGTACGGGCAGCATTAATTCTATCAGTTTTCTTTGAATTAGGTGTTATTGCTACCTTTCCTGCACCAAATCCCTTAATAAATATCTCAAGCGCAGAATTTTTAGCAGCAAATGTCTTAGCTCTTGCATCATGGGGCAGCCATATCTTTCCTAGCTTTCTTTTTCCTATCTTTTTCTTTAATCTATCAACCCATGCCTCTGCATCAATGCCCCAACCGCCGTCATAGTCTATGATAGAGTAGCCGCCCATTTTTGGCTGCCAAAACCACCATGTACTTGAATCTCTGCGTCCAATATCAGCAGATATTTCAATTGGTGAGCCTTCAGGGTCATATTTTACATCATTTATGCGCCCTTCTCGATCAGCGGCACTTAATGCGCCTGATAATATAGCACCGAGGTTTGCAGCATCAAATGCACATAAATATTCTTGTTCAAACTTAGCTCTACCGTATTCTTCACCAAAATCGTTCTGGTAGCTTTGCAATTCGATAGCTAACTGCTCTTTACTAAAAACATCCGTGTCTCTAGCGGATAATATCTGAGCAAAAGCAGCAGGGTCTTTTGATGCGGCTTTGTAAGTAGTATAAGCATGATTTCTGCCTCTAGCAGAGGTTACAAATGCTTGCCAACCGTTATTTTCAGCTAAAATCGGTCTTAAATAAGCTCTTGCGCTTGGATTAGCTAACGCCCACTCGGAATAAACGATTCCAGCAGGACTTGAGCCAACTAACGAATCAAATCTATCAGAACCTACTACTTGCCAAGTACTGCCGTTAATAAACTCAATCGTCATTTCATGTTCGCGCGTAGCCTTTCTTAATTCTTTTGGAAATGCCTCATCAATACGTTTTTTACCCGTATGTGGGTTAACAGCGTTCCAAATTGCTTTTCTAGCTTGTGAATACTCTGGAAGCATATACCAGTAATTTGCTACACGCTTAAATGCAGCCAAAGCGCACCAATTTAAGAACAGATCGTCCTTTCCTGCGCGTCTATGCCAAATTAATTCTGAGTGTTTTCCACCTGCCTCTAAGTATTTCCAAGCAGGTAGCTGATAATCTCTAGGTTGCCAGTTATTTGGCAGTCTTATTTTCATTAGGCGGTTCGTTTAGCTTTTTATTAACTTGGTCTAGTTCTAAATCTTCTAGCCGAGTAGTCAACCAATTAGCTTTTTTGTACATTAAATGCGTTCTTCTGCTTTGCAAATAAGGTAAATCTTTAATCATCGCCAAATTTTACTAATTCTATAACAATATCTAAATCTTGCTTCATGTCTATTTTTTCAATATGCAATCCAGCGGCTTTCCCTCTAACCGTCTCAGCTTGTATAGCAGATGACCACTTCTCATCATTAGTTGCTTTTTCTCTCAATATTAGCAAGTCATTTAAGTGCTTATCTAGCGTTAGACTTACTTTATTGACGGAAGGCTGTCGAAGTTTTTTTATTCTTGCTTGAACCCTTCTGTCGATAATTAATCTAGATGCGTTACTCCAAATAGTCTCATCTTTCATTTTTCCGACACTATAGGCTAATCTATAAGCATCAGCCTGATTACTGCCTTTAACTATAGCTTGAGCAAAGGATTCTTGTTTGGTTGTTAATTCTTTCATGCTTTCCCTTTAGGGCGTTATTTAGCTGTTATTTCCACCTGTGGAACAAATAGGTTATATTCGTGTCCGAAATCGACACCGTAAATAGTATCTCCACCGTTAGCAAAAATCTTAGTTACTTTGCCTGATCCATACAGTTGATGGACTACTTCGTCTTTTTCTTCAAATTTCAACTAACCTATACCTGAATCTGTG